TTAACGGGCGACCGCGCGCACATAGGCCTGACAGGCCCGCAAGGCAATCAGGGCGTTGTCTCCGTCGTCGGTGATGCCGATAATTCGCTGAGCATGCGCCGGGTCAAGTCGGGCTCGCGTGGCTGCATGAACCACGCTGCCGGCGGGGGCGGAGGCTGGCATTGTGCAGCCACTGGTGGACTCGGTGGCGTCGAGAAGGACTGACAACCGCACATCAGCAGTGGCCAGGCGGTCGCGCAGAGCAGCTTGGTGACGTTGGGCATCGCTTAACTCCCGCGCATGGTGTTGGTCACTGGCGTTGAGCTGTTGCTCTAGGGCCAGCCGTTTGGCGTGTTCAGCCTGCTGTTGATGCAAGGCTGCCTGGCTTTGCGCAGATAGCGCCTGCGCCTGCGCCATCAACACATGTTCAAGCTGCGCAGCATGGCGCCAGGCCTGCACCTGCCAGGTCAGCGCCACCAGCAAGCACGCGCCGATGAGGCGGCATACGCCTAAGAAGCGCATAACACCGCCTTCGCCCGCGCCCACAAGCGCAAACGGTCTTCCAGGCCATTGAGCCCGCCGTTGATACGCCGCGTGATGGTGGTGAACTGATCCTTATCCGCCAGCTCGTTCAGGCCATTGCTCTGCCAAAACCAGGCGGCGGACTCGGCAGCCCATTGGGGTTGCTCCAGCAACACCGGCTCACGCAATAATCGTTCATCACCGAACAGCGCCTGGCTGCAAGCGAGGTAATTGCGCCGACCGGTGATCTGGATCAGCCCGCGGCCTCGGTACTTTTGGCCATCGCCATCCGGCTCGGGCGTGTTGCCCAAGCGCGCAGCCAATGCACCGGTATCGTACTTGCTCAAATAGGCGTCACTGCCGAGTTCGCGCACGTAGTGCAGTTCGCCGGACTCGTGGCCGATCTGCGCGAGAAAAGCAGCGGCACGCTGCACGCTGTTGATTTCGTAACGAATGAAAGCCGCATTCAACGCGGGTAAAAAAAGGCCCGCTACACGGCGGGCTCCTGGCATGATTTGAATCAATTGAGGCTGAGTTATCACCACCACACTCACCTTGAAAGCCCCCTAGGTGGACAAACCACCGGCCGTGATCGAACTGCGATACCCCGTCACCGGGTCGCCCACATTGATGACCTTGGTTATCGACCATTGCCCCTGCATGTACGCCGGCCAGGTGTCGTCCAGGCGCAACAGCCCTTCGGCGGCCAACAACGGGTTGCCGGGGCAATCGATCAACAGCTCCAGCCCCTCCCGCCCCACACGGCGCAACTCACCTTCGGCGACGGCACGCGCTTCTTCTTCGTTCTGACACCGCTGGCGCACGGTCTTGAACGGCGCGACCCCGATCTCAACCACGCGCTGCCTGCCCCCGGCAACATCCCACCAGGTGACACGGCTGCCGCCGTATTTGGAGCGCGCGTTGTCATTGAGCGTGGCGGTGATGAAGGCGTGGTCACCGGGGCGGTTGTCCTGGGTCACGGACAATTTCACTTCCGGCAGTTGTTGAAGGGACAGCGATTTGACTTGCCCGGCCTCTGCCAGCACATACAGCTCGTTGAACGGTTTGGTCACCGCGCTATAGCGCCTGGCCAGACGCGTGATAAACGCCATATCGCTTTCGTTGGATTGGTCGATGTGGGCAATCGGAATGCCCTCCAGCGACGGCGCCACACGCGGTGAAAAACCATGCCGGCCGACCAATTGCCGAAACAGCGCCCCCAGCGTGGTAGGCCCGTAACTGGCGGAACGACGCTGACGGTAGCCGTGTGGGTCGCCCACGCTGAAAGGCGCGGCCGTCGCCACGATCATCAGGCGCATGGGAAACAGCACGGGGGTTCGCTGGGTGATGACGAACTCGCCCTTCTCTACCAGCCCCGACTCCGAGTAACCCACGCGCATGCCGACTTTGCCGCTCAAGCTTGGCAGGCCTTCAAGGCCTTCGATATTGAGCGTCAGTTCCAGCCGGTCAGACTCTATGCCCGCCGCGTCAGTGTGACTCCAACGCATGATGCGTTGATTGAGCAACGCCGCGTTGGCGCCGTAAAACTCCACGATCGGCGTAAATCCCTGTGCCATAAAACCTCCTCAATCCCATGCCAGAACAGGCTGCAACGCAGTCGGCCGCGATTGCATTTCAGGCACGCTCACCCACACACCGGCCGGAAGCACCGGCCCGTACTCGGCAAGGTCCGGGTTCAGGCGCCACAAGGTTTCTTCGGCGCCATCATCGCAACGCCCAAGCTCGCGGTAGAGCAGCAGGTTGACCGAATCACCGGCGATACTTCGCACTCTACGCATTGACGAATTCCTCCAGCTCAAGGCTCCAGGTCATGACCATGGCGGTGCCGTCATCGATCACATTGTTCTGGGTTTCCATCACCGAGTTGATCCGCCACAAGCCCCAGTTACGGCCGATCCCATCCACCAGCGGCAACGGCGTGCGCTGATTTTGCAGCGCGCGCAATTCATCCAGTCGCTGCATACCGATGCCGTACATGGCCGTGCCACTGAACGTAAGTTTTTCCAGCTTCTGGCCGCTCTGCCGCGACTGCGGCTTGCTGGCGATTATCGCCAGGTCGCTCCAGCCGCCATCGCTGCTACGGGCCAACGTGGAATAGGCAAACCCTCGGGAGAGGCCAAAAATAAAGGCGCCCAGTACCATTTGCTGTCGCATCAATCACCTCCTGGATCGGCCAAAGCCGCGTTGCGCCGGATCCCCAACGCATCGGTGAGCATCGGCACACATTGGAATTGCAGGGCCTGGATAACCTGGTTGACCACCTGCTGGGCGTCGGCAGGATTGACCCCGGTGATCTGGATACTGGGGGCGATCGAGACTTGAACGTTGTCCGGGCGCGCATGGTTGAGTTCTTTGCTGACCGCGTTCGGTGACGGCAAGCGATCACTCGAACCGAACAGTTTGTCCCCCAACCAGGCGCCCGCCTCACTGCCCAGCAGACCACCGATCGCGCCGCCGACGGCAGTGCCTACGCCGGGTAAAACCAGAGTGCCGATGGCTGCGCCGGCAGAGGCGCCGGCCCAGGCTCCACCGGCAGTACTCAGGCCGGAACCGACGGCGTTGGCATCGCCGTTGCGTACGCCCTGGATCACGTCCAGGGCGGCTTCGGCGGTTCTCAAGGGGGCGAGCCGCCGGATGCCGACGGTTCCGAGCGTGGCAACGGTATCGGTCAAGGCACCCGAGGGGCCGCTTGGCAGGCTGAGCCTTGGCGCTGCGACGCTTGTCCCGGCAAAGGACTGAAAGCCTTGCGAGGTCGCACCCGACTGAATGCCTGGTGGCGAGCCACCCAGGGCCTGGCGGGCTTGCCCGAACAGGTTAAGTAGGCCTGAACCACCCCCACCGATTTTTTTGCGACCTTTGACCTTCTTGCTGATCGGGTCCAGGAGCCCATCAATGGCCTTTTCTGCGAGTTTGCCTTTCAGCGCATCCCACAATTCGCCGCCAACAGCCTTGACCATGCCCATCACAGCCCCCTCAGCGGGCGCCTTGGGTTCATCTTTCAACGCACTCGCGGCGACATCAGCCGCCCTGGGCGCCAGGGAATCGCTGTTGATGAACAACGTACTGTTAAGCGTCTCCAACGTCTCGCGCAGTCGCACTTGCTCTTGGGTCAAGGCGTTGATGTCCACACTGAGTGTGACCAGCGTAGAGCGCAGCTCCAACTGTGGCTGCGAGGCAGCCTCCAGGCTCACAGGTGCCGCGGCACGGGTGGAAAACGGTGCGAGCACATTGCCGAGATCGGCCTCGCCGATCATCCAGCGGAAGTCCTCCTGGGCGAGCTTGATCCCATATTTAGTTTCCTGCATCCCGCTCTACTCCTGTTTAACCCCAAGGCGAGTGATCGCGATGTCGTAGCGGCGCAATGCTTTGGCGGCATCCCAGTCGAGGATCTCCGCTTCAGTTACCGAGTAAACCAGCGGCACCACATCGAGGATCACTTCGATGTCGCGTTGCGAAAGAAGGCCGCCGGTTGATTTAAAAAATCGTCGATGCGCGCCTGCAGTTCGGTCCAGTCGGGTACGGTCAAGCCGGCAAGATCAGGGATCATCAAGCCACTGCAGTGAGCGGTGATGAACTCGGCGCGCTCTTTGTTGGTGGCGAGTTTCTTCATCACCTTGGTCGCGCGCAGGGCGGGCATTTCCAGGGACAACTCGGTAAAGGTACGGCCGGCGGCATCGAGGGGCAGCAGCAAGTGGACGGGCTGGTCGTGGCCCGATTCCGCCGGCGTGCCGAGGAAAAACGACGCGGGACGTGTCGACATCTCGTGTACGTATTGGGCAATGGTCACGTAGTCCGGGCGCTTGAGTTGGTCGAGCTCTTTTTCCGACAGGCCGGTGGCGAGTTTCGCCAGTTCGAAGAACTGGTCGTCCTCGTCATCACCGGCCCGGGCCAGCGCTTCTTTTTGCGCGGCGTAGTACAGCGGCTTGAGTTGCACCTGTTCGATCGTCGCGCCGGTGTCGGCGTTGATCGGCGAGAGCAGGCGGTGCAGCGGTGGCATCCAGGCCATGGGGCAGCTCCTTGGTGAAGTAGGGGGCGAGCGAACCCGCCCCCGGGGGATTACGGCATCAGCACGGCGCGGCGGGCATCGCCGAGAATGTCGACGCCGTTGAGCACGAACTTCTGGGTGCGCACGTCGATGTCGATCACCGGAATGCCGTTTTCCAGGCGGTTGTAGGTGCGGCAGGACAGCTCCAGCGTGGTGGTGGCCTTGGTATTCATCACCATCGCCGCCTCGCTCAAGGATTTGAGCTTGCCGCCAACGGTGTGGTAGGTGAAATAGGTCTTGCCGTCCTGGTCCTGGCCGGCTTCACGCACGTTGAGCAGGATGTCATCGCCCAGACGCACGCCCAAGGCCAGCATGATTTCCGGGCCGGCACCTTGCAGAATCAAGGTGGCGGTCAAAGGCTTGCCACTCCTGGCCATTTCTTCGGCAATGAAACGGCCGCCGGTCATGGCTTCCATTTCGAACTCGATCTTCGGCGGCGTGAAGGAGTCCACCGTCGCGGACAACGGCAGGCCTTGAAGGGTGGCCGCAATGGCCTGTCTGACTCGGTTGGTAAACATTAGAGAACGTCCTCCAGGAACTGCTCGATGATTTCATCGCGGGCATTGAGTTGATAAATCATGTGTTCGTTTGGCGCGTAGCGGCCGTAGTCGATGACGATGAACCAGGTGCCGTTCTTGTACTTCTCGACACTGTTCAACTCCGGGTGCAGGTACACGCTGCCGCCGGGGATGGTTTCGTCGGCGACCAGGGTTTGCAGCCAATCGTTGATGCGCTTGACCTCCTGATCCATAAAAGACTTGGTGAGGTTCTTGGCCATGGCTTTCTGGCCGGCCTTGACCAGCTTGCGGCTGATGGCGTCTTCGAGGCCGACGTAACTGATGAACTTGCCGGTGATGGAGCGGTTACCCAGCAGCGAGAAACCGCCGAGAATGGTGCGGGCGTAGTAGCTCACGCCATAACGGTTGAGCAGGTCGCCTTCGGTCGAAGTGTCGAGGATGTTGTACTCAACCACGCGGGAAACGTCCTCGGCGAACGTCACCTGATTTCCCGGGCTTTCCCATTGCTTGACCTTGGCCAGCGCCGCGATAGCCAGGGACGATGGCGCGAGGAACACGTTCTTCTTCGCCGCCTTGGAGTACACCGACGGCATGTTGTGCACCAGCAGGCAACGGTCGAAGCCCAGGTCGGCACCGCCCAGTTCGCCGCTGTAGGTCACCTGGTCGGCAACGCTTGCGTCTTTGCCGTCCAGCACCACGCGGGCCTTGATGCGCTTGCCGAACGAGGCGAACTCGCCGGCCACGGCCTTGGTACCGGTAAAGCCCGGAGCCCCGATGATGGTCAGGTCTTCCGGCACGCTGGCCAGTGCAGCCAGGCCCAGCTTGCGACCGGTAACCGGCTCGTCACCGCCGATTACATTGTTGAGGGTGTCCGCCGGGGTCGCGCCCTCCTCCACGATCACCACATAGACCGGCACCTTGACCACCTTGAGGATCTGGTAGACCGCGTGGAACAGCGTGCCCGACTCGGTACCGGTGGGGTCCAGCAATGCCTGGGTGGTGAAACTGTTGATACGGAACGGCGCGTTTTTCGGGATCGACGCATGGGCCTTCGGCGCAGTGCCGACCAGGCCAATCACGTTGTCACCCAGGCCACCCATGGCCTCGGGAGATTCAGTGGCATTCACGGTGATGCCGTTGTGCTCGAAGTTCAGAACCTCAGCCATGGTTATTCAGCCTTCTTGGTAGTGGCCTTTTTGGCCGGGGTGGCGTTAAGGACGCTGGTGAGTTCCAGACGGCCAGCGGTGCGCAGGGCGGATGCTTCAACGTCCAGCAACTCCAATTCCTGACCGACGGTGGACCAATGGCCGGCGCCGGTGGGGAATGGGATGAGGACGGTGTAGGTTTGGCGGGTGGGCATAGTAGGATCTCCAGGCACAAAAAAGCCGCTCAAGGCGGCGGGTATCAGATCGGGAAAGAAAACGCCCAGTCAGTGCGCGGCGTTTATTCGGATTGCTCGGCGATCCAAGGTGGGGCTATGGGCCGATGCCTGCTATCTGGAAAGTCGGGCGATTGGGGCCAGTTGCGCAGGGACTGCATATAGGCCAGCAACTCTGCGAACTGCTCGGCGGACAATGTCGTTTCTCCGCCAAGTTCCTGCTCGTCACGGTGACGTTCGCGCAGCCATATGACGGCAGCCAACTCAGCACCGCGCCACTCACGTTCGAACGTTGCGGGATCTTTAAGAAAGTCAACTTTGGAGCGCTTTGATAGAACCCCAGCGTCGCTCACATGCCAAGTGCAGCCAATGTCCTGTGTAACTTCATACCAGAGTTCGCCATCCATCAAGGCGGCACCTAACGGGATTTCATGCACCCCCTCAATCAAGTGTGCAATCACTTCTCGATTGTCATTCAAAGCTAGAAACTTGCGCATTGCGCCCCCTCAATAACCAAAGCAAAAGAAATAGTAAAGATTCGCAGTGCCCGATACATCAGGTGTGTAATGCGGACGGTTGTTGATGGTGATCTGACTCAGTGTCGTGGATACGGTGGCCGAGTTATTACCTTGGGTTCGACGAAAAGCCCCCGGACAAATCGCGGCAGTAGGGAAAGGCACGGTGTAATTGAACGTAGCTGCCGTAGCGTTAGGGATCTCAGGAGTTGATCCCCACTGAATAATCCAGCCACCCAGCCAAGTTGGAAAAATTATCGCTCCGTTGACTCCCTTAATGAACTGGAAGCCGAACCGCATTTTCTTCGGGGTTACGATAGTCGCGTCATCTGTTCCGGTATCCGTCAACGGCTGTGTTGCGATTTTTGCCGTACCCTGATTGATTTCCGTAGACTGCGACGTGAAAGGTACCAGCGCCGCAATATCGATGTTTCCTTGATTAATTGGAGCGTTCCAGGCTTTGATACACCACATAACTGTCATGTTTCGGGGACGCATCACCCCTAAACCTATGTTCTGTATTGTTTGGGTCCCGTTACCGAAAACAACATAACTCGTCGGATAGCTGCTTTGCACAACCGAGTCCAAACCATGAGCACTCGCAGCACCAGCATCGAGCCCTGTATGCCAAAGACCTGAAGTTGCCGGGCTATCAGAGCTGTAGTCAAAAGTCTGCAATGTACCTTTTTGCGAACTACCAATGAGGCGCCCTGAATCTACGCCACGCCCATGATCCCAACCCCTAAGAAACTCGCCACGATAATCAGGAAGCCGAAAGAAACCAATCGACTCACCACCTGTGTTGAATGTGGAACCAAGGTACGCAGCTAAGTCGGGATATGTCGCAATACTTTGTACACTGCCGTCTAGTTCCAAATATCCAATTGGTACTGTTGCGATAGGGAAGGAGACAATTGAGCCAACCGGGATCGCCGACTTAAGTGTATCTAACTCTCGGACAAGCGCCGCAACGTCAATATTTCCCTGATTGATTGGCGCATTCCAAGCCTTGATGCACCACATCACAGCCAAGTTACGCGGACGTGTTTCACTCCCGCCTGCCCCACCAGTAATATGACCCGTTTGCGAAGTTGCGTTACTTTGAGCAGCTATCGTGTCGGAGACACTATTCGCTGCCCCTCCGCCCTGCATAGTGTCGTACTCATGCGTATGACTCTTGAACTGGTCAGTTTGATAGCTACCCGCTAAGCGCCCAGCATCCACACCACGCCCATGATCCCACCCACGCAAAAACTCCCCACGCGACTCTGGCAGTCTGAAATTGCCCGCGCCCTCATCACCCTTATTGAAGGCCGTACCCAGAAACTTCGCCAAATCAGGATAGGCCGTGGCACTCTTCACGCTACCGTCAATTTCCAGGAACCCTACCGGGACTTTATCGACTGGAAACGCAACCATAGACCCCACAGGCAACGCTGAAGACTGAGCAATCAGCATCTCAATCTCAGCCTTGGTATACGTTCCCTCAGCCAACTGCCGACCCAGATAATCCATCACCCAAGCCCGAGTAGCCTTCACCACCGTGTCATCAATCAACAACGTCACAATCGCCGCATTACTCGTCTCGAAAATCGAGCGAATATAAAACTCCTTCCCCGATCCTGACGTCGCCAACACTGGCTTATACGACTCCGGGTATTTAACGATGGCATACAAAATCCCGGTATCCGTCCACAAACCGGCTTCGCGCACATACCAGCCGCCCACATCCGACGGGATGGTGACTTCGGCCATCAACCAGTTGGCGTTTTTCTCATCTTGGAATAAAGCGTTCAACGGCCCGCGCCAGACTTCGCGTTTCAGCGCTTTTGCGCTGGCATCAGGGTTATAAACAGCGCCGTTGCCGTCGCCGACGGAGATCTGCGCCAGTTTGATCGGCACGCCGGCGGCCTTGCAGGCGGTTTCGTAGGCGATCCCCGCGTCGGTGAGCAGGGTGTAATAGTCAGCCATTTAGTGCTCCTGTGGATAAAGGGTGGTGGTTTCGACGGTGTAGAGGCCGGCCGCCATAAAGGCGCGCCCTGAGGCCTCGACCCCTGCCAGCACGTTGGGATAGATCGTGGTGAGTTCGCCGCACAGCGTGGCGGCGCCGATGCTGTGGCGACCGGAGGCGCTCAGGCCCACGGAGATCGACAGGATGTCGCGCTCGCTTTTGGCGTCGGCCAAGCGGCGGTCGAGTCGGGCGTCGATGGTTTCGCTGTAGGGCAATTCGGTCCAGGCGCGTACGGCAAAGCTGTAGGGCACGCCGGGCGGTTTTTGCTCGTACCAGGCGCGCACTTCGGGGCTGAGTTGCAGGCCCTTGGCGGCGTTTTCCAGGGCTTGGCGGGTGCCGGCCTGCCGTGCGGTAGGCCAAGCGAGTTTGACGGTCAGGCGCTTCTCGGCCTCGGGGGCCGTGGTGCTCCATTCGTTCACCGCGCGGTCCGCTGCCAGGTAGGGCAAGAACGCCGCCGGTGTGTGATCCGGGTCCATCAGTTGAGGGAAGGGTGGCGTCACCCGTTCCAGCAAATAGCCGAAGCCCAGGTCCAACGCCTTTTCCAGCGGTGAGCTGTTGGCAGGCAACAGGCTCGCTTTGGGTTCACTCATAGCGTACGCACCTCCACCTCGACGCCCGTGCAGTACGGAGCCTGGAATGCCGAGCTGATGATCGGCTCCAGCGGTTCGAGGATCTGCAGTTGCGCGGCGCCGGCGCTGTGGATGGCGTAGTCGATCCAGCTTGGGTCGACTCGGCCTTCCAGGCGATGGCAGGAGTCGGCGTAGGTTTGCAGCAGTTGCTGAGCAGCCACTTGGGTCAACCCCGAATCAGGACCGGCGTTGATCTTGGCGACCACACGAATTTTATAGCGCTGGATCTGTGCCCCTTGGACGGTGACAAGATCGGTTTCCGGCCTTACATCGGGTCGTGCGAAATGTCGCCGTACGCCGTCAAGCAAATCGGCAGACGCGGTGCCATCACCGTCTCTTGAAAGCACAGTGACCATCACCTCGCCGGGGGCGATGCGTCGGCCGTTGCCGTCCTTGACCTGAGCCGCATAGCCGTCCGGGTCAAAGGTATAGCTGACGGTGACCACACCCGGCGTGGCGCTTTGCACCTTGACCGACGGCCGCTCGCCCAGGGTGAACACCTCGCGGCGATATTGCATGCGCGAACCCGCCGCCGGGGCGTGTGGGGCCAGGTAGTAACGCAGGCGGGCGTCGTCGTCGCTTTCCAGCACCGGCGGCACCGGCGGGAAGGCGGCCGGGTCACCGGGGTCGAGCACCTGGCGCTCCAGGCCCATGTCGGCCAGGCGTGCATCCAGGTTGCTGCCGGTGGCCCACCACGCCAGCATCTGTTTGATGCGGGCGTTGTACTTGCGCTCGTGGGTTTGCAGGCGCACGCAAAACGCTTCCAGGGCCAGGGTCAGCAGTTCGCTTTCATTGTCGAGGCTGACCCTGAGTTTGGCCGCGCTTTGCGGCGCGCGGATGGCGACGTAGTCGACCAAGAAGGCCTTGAACTCGGCCAACAAGGGTTCGAACTCATCGACAGCGATGAGGGCCGGTTCCGCCAGTTGGTTCTGGCCAGGGATCAACATGCTCATGTCACGACCTCGAAGGATTGTTGGCGGTTTTTCCAGGTGCCGGCAAAACGCAGCAACAAACCGGCGCCCTGGCGGGTGGCGACGATGACCTGGGGTTGAAAGTCGGCGATGCCGTTCTGGGCGTTGTAGAACGCCTGCGCGGCGTGGCTTTGGGCGAGGATCAACAGGTCGTCGCCGAGGTTCTGGCCGAGCAGTTGCGGGATCATCGAGCCGTACAGCGGGCGTTTCTGCCGAGTGCCCAGCGGGGTGGTCAGCGCTCGGGTGGCGCGCTGCACGAATTGCAGCCAGTCATCGACGGCTGCCCCGGTGTTCCTATCGATTCCGATCATGGCAAATCCTTATGCGCTGCTGATCACGCGGCCTTGGTGATCCACCACCGGGCCGCTCAAATGCACGCCGGCGGCATCCAGCAACACGCCGGTGGCGCCGAGTTGCAGGGTGATGCTTTGGGCATTCATGGTCAGGCTGGCGGCACCGACCTTGACGTCGACCTGCTCGCGGGAGCCGCTGAACGTGGTCGGGCCGTTAACCCAATTGAACAGGTGGCTGGCGTCGTCGTAGTCGCTTTGGGTGCCGTCCTGGTAGCGACGCCGCGTCAGCGACGCAACGGCGGACACCGACGGAAAGAGACTGCTGTTGAGGCCGAACAACGCCACTGACTGCGCGCCCCCTTCCCCACCGCCGTAATTGAGCAGCAGGCATTGTTCGCCCACTGAAGGAATGCGCGTTTCGGTTTGCGCTCCAGCGCTTGGGTTGAAGAATCGGATCGCCGGGCTGAGCAAATCACCATGGCTGACCTTGCAGGTATTGCTGGCGGCGTCGACCTCCTGGCACACGCCAATCCGGCAAAAGCTCTCTGCGCGTCGATACAGGTCTTCCAGCTGAGTTTCCATTTCCGCCAGGCGTTCGACGATCGGCCCCAGTTGCATGCGTAGCAGTGCATCGAACATGGGCTACTCCTGCAGCGGGCGATATTGGTCCGGATCGTCGATGTTCGTGACCTCCCACGTGCAGGCAAACAGCGGTTTGCCTGTGGGATCGTCGAGCAGTGACGGGCCGAGGTAGAGGTTTTGGGTAAAGGACACGCTCCAGGTGTCGTAGTCCGTTTCCGCGCCGGTGAGTGCGGAAGGTGCCGCGACAATCGCGGTGGGCAGGTCGCACTGGTCTGGCGGCAGGCCCCAGCGGTTATCCAGGGCCAGGTCCATCATTTGGCTGGCCAGGTCGCACGCGTCAAACGGTGCCGACCCGCTGGCCACCGTGGCCCTGAGTGAAACCGACAAGGCATGGGCCTTACGCCCAGCAAGGGAGCGAACGCCAGGGCCGTTGCGCTCCACGCTGATCAAGATGCCGGTTTTATCGCCCGTGTCGGGAAAATCATGGTGATTGCCAACGCGCAGCTGTGGGAACGCGCTTTTCAGTGCGTCCCCAATCGCTATGGGCAATTGGGAAGGTTTTTCAAGAAGTGTCATCTGCTTGCATCCTTGCAGCGGTTACTGCTGATCAGGGCGAGAGGTCGGGGCCTCGTTGACCCCGATGCGCTTGGCCGCCCAGCGTTCATAAAGGCCGATGGCCACGTCCGCACCGGCCATGGCGGTCAGGCAACCGATGGCCCCGGCGGTCCAGATCGACATGCCGGCGGCGTAGCACAGCATCAATGCCGACACGCCGCAGACCATGCACGCCCCAGAACGCAGCGCCAGGCGCCGTACCAGCGACCAACCACGGGCTCCCTCTTTGTCGGCGCGCCACATCTCGCCAGACACCCCGCCGACCAGGGCCAGTACGATCACCAGCCAGATAGGCATTTCCGCTAACGCTTGCTGCTCGTTTGTCATGTCACGCCTCCTGGCTGAGCACTACCGGCACAGAGCCGGCTCTTGGGTAAATCCATGTGTAGGTAGGCATTCCAAAAAGCCCGGTTGCCCGGGCTTTTCAGTAATGATGTCCTCGGTCTTTCGGCGCTACTGGCGCGGTACGGACCTTTCCTCAATGTTTTTCCGACCACGATCCCTGTCTGCCGGATAACTGCTTCTGGTGCTTTACGCTGCACACCCGGGTCAGTTGCCAACCCTCTGAACCGTTAAGGCCGGTTCATCGCTGCCTGTTCTTGAAGCGGTAAAACTAAAGAGCGTCGGCATCCTTGCCGGTTTTGCCTGGCATCCCTGCCATCGCTCAGATGGCGTCCTTGCCGATGTTGCGTGCCTTCCTTGTCTTCCTTGGCAGCATCCTTGCCGCCTCCACCACCTTGTTGGCTGGCTTGAGACGAAGAATATGCATGTATGCATATACAGTCAATGCACAAATGCATTTATTTTTTGGCGTGAATTGCACAAATGCATTTTCAGCCTTGCAGGCCAAGGGTTCGGTGATTTGCCACAGGCGAAAAAAAGCCCGCTCATGGGCGGGCTTTGTCTTACGCAAGGAGGTTAACGGGCGTACATGCCCCACCAGAACACATGACCGAGGATGCTGATCTGCTCATCCTGGATATCCTGGAAGCTGTAGTCCTCATCCGGGTGTTCGTCGCGATTGAAACTGCGCAGGCGAATCCCGGAAGGCAAGCGATAGAGCTGTTTCACGCGCAATTGACCATTGTGGTTGATGGCATACAAGTCGCCATCAACGATGTCACCAATGCCACTCTTGCCCGCGTTCACCCCGACCGTCGCGCCATCACGCAGTACCGGCAACATACTGTTGCCACGCACCGTCACGCACTTGGCCTGATCGAACTGCACACCGTTATGCCGCAGGCTGCGCTTGCCGAACCGCAGGCTGGCCTTCTCGCTTTCCTCGATGACGAATCTTCCTGATCCAGCAGCCAATTCAACCTCGCGCAGAAAGGGGATCGACACCTCGTCATCATTAACGGGTGTGTCGTCATCCCACAGGCTTATGTCCTTGAGTTCCGAATGCATCGGGTCGCGCCCGTCATCGCGCAGGGCGCCCACCGCCGCGCGCCCGCGCAACTGGTCGGTGCTGACGCGAAAGTACTCGGCGATGCGGGAGATGTGCTTGTCCGACGGATCAACGATCTTGCCGCTGAGAATCCGGGACAACGTGGATTGAGGCACGCCGGTACGCCGGTGAAGCTCCGTGGGGGAGATCCGGTCGCGGTCCAGCAGTTCTCTTAAGACGATAGAAACGTTGCGTTTTTGCATAACGGGGATAATGGCGGGAGATTTTGGGGTTGGCAAATGCTAATTTGCATAATCTATGCATTTATCAGTATTCCACTAAAATCCTCACGAAACACTGTCTATACAAACAGTATTCAGCCCACTATTATCCGCCACACTTGATTCAACTTTTCCAGCCTGCCCGGGATACGACACGGCGCCCGTCAACCGACGCCATTGCATGTCGACAATCCCGAGCCTATATATGAAACTCTATAACAACGTAGCCAGCCATTTCGGAGGTGCTC